TGTAAGGACTGCCACACAAACAATTTTCTTGGTTGGCATGGTCAAAAAAGGAATTGGGCTATTTACAAACAAACAGAAATGTCGGTTTTAAACGAAACCATTAGAAAGTTGATAGGATAGAGACACTCGTTGCCATGAGTTTTAGAGAGACTTGTTCTCTCTTTTTTTTTATGGGATAATGGTTAAAACTCCATGAGGACTGTTATGTCTGGTTTACTTGAGCCATCCGTTAAGATTGAAATTGAGATACAAAGCCAAGAGAAAAGTGGCAAGGCTTGTCCTGTTGCTACAGGTGATGTAGAGGTCAATCTTGAGAATCGTCAGAAGGCCATTGACAAGGCTAACTATGGCCCAATGAACCCCAACGAGGCCAACATGGATTACTGGCGTGAAATCAGTAAGACTTGGAGAAACTCCCCAGAACAAGCTAAGAAGTCTCGCTGTGGTAACTGTTCAGCCTTTATCCAAACACCAAAGATGCTTGCTTGCATTGAGTCAGGCTTGGAGATGAATGGCGAGGAGATGGATGCTTGGGAAGTGATTGACGCTGGTGACTTAGGTTACTGCGAAGTGTTTGATTTTAAGTGTGCTTCCAAGAGAACTTGTGAGGCATGGATTGCAGGTGGGCCAATAACCGAGGATGAATATGAGCACGACAAATCAGCAAGCTCTGGAAATGATGCAGAAGTTGATGCAGAAGAAGACTAAACCCATGCCTGTGCGTGGGGAAAGAACTGCAAAGAACAAAGCAAAGAAGCCTAAAAAATGAAGGGCCTCTACGCTAATATCAATGCCAAACAAGATCGCATCAAGGCGCAAAAGGCTGCTGGCAAGACTCCAGAGCGTATGCGTAAAGTTGGCTCGAAGGGTGCGCCAACTGCGGATGCGTTTAAGCAAGCGGCTAAGACTGCTAAAAAGAAATGATTAAGCGAGGCTCAGAACAGTTTTCTGGCTATAACAAGCCTAAGAGGACTCCTGACCATCCAACCAAGTCTCACGCTGTTTTAGCGAAGTCTGGTGAGGATGTGAAGCTAATTCGTTTTGGTCAGCAAGGCGTAAAAGGTTCTGCTGATGGCACAAAGCGTAACGAAGCGTTCAAGGCTCGTCATGCTGAAAATATCGCCAAGGGTAAGATGAGTGCAGCTTGGTGGAGTAACAAGGTTAAATGGTAACTAATCATGGCAGAGCTTGGTGCATTTTTTGGTAATCCAAACATACAGCGTCAAGGTGCTAGGGCTAGAGCCTTGGCAGGACAGAGAGATGTCAACACATTGGCAGACCCTCGCACTTATGCAATTGTTCAGGGTTTGTTAGGAACTGCTCCTGACCAGATGGGGCTTAGTGTTCTAAATCCTGATTACGAAAAGATCAGAAAAGCCGCAGAGCCAGCGTTTGCTTTGGGTTTGTTAGGTCAAGCCGCACCTTTGTTAATGCCAGTAGCATCAGGTGCAAATAGGGCGGCTATGGCTGTTGGTCGTGCAGGTGAGCGTTATGCTGAAAGAGTAGTACCACAGATTATGGAGCGTGGTGGTTTACCTGCTGAGATGGTTCAAGCAATGGGTTCAAATACTCGTAGTTTGCTTGATGTTTATCATGGTTCGCCACATGGCCCTTTTAATAAATTTGACCCATCTAAGGCTAGAACTGGTGAGGGTAACGCTTCTTATGGTGAGGGCGCTTACTTAGCTGAAGCTCGTGGTACTGGTGAGGCTTATAGAAAAAATTTAAGTGATTTTGATATTAGTGTTGATGGAAAACCATTTAATCCTGATGATGTTTCACACATGGCTGCAATGAGTGTTTGGCAAGCTGGTGGTAATAAGAAAAAAGCAATTGAAACATTAAAAGAAGCATCAACTAATTTAAAACAACGAAATGTTAGTTGGGCTGATAGCCTTGCTGAACAACAAGACCAAGAAATTAAATTTTTACAAAAAACAAAAGAAATTCCAAAATATGAGGAAACATCAAAATGATATTTGTATAAAGTAGATTTGCCTGATGAAGCAATACCTAAAATGCTAGATTGGGATAAGCCACTTAGCCAACAGACTCCAGAAGTTCGTGCCGCACTAGAACAGTTAGGTTATCGAGTTGATAAAGAAAAAGTATCAGAATTTGATGATGCTTTGCTTAATGCGCCTGTAAACGATGGTCCAACAGAATTGCCAAAACAACCTTTAGACTTATCTGGAGAGGCGGTTTATAACAAATTAAAAAGCCAAGGATTATTGGCTTCTAATGAGTTGCAAAATTTAGGTATTACAGGTATTCGTTATTTAGATCAAGCAAGTCGTGGTGTTACACCAAAATGGGTGGTAAACATCCCTGAATTTGGTGGATATGATTTCCCATCTTTGAAAGAGGCTCAAGATTTTATTAAAACCATTCCTCAATACAAAGCAGAATTGATTGAGCCACAAATAAATACATCAAACTTTGTTGTATTTCCTAAGTATCAAGATTTGCTTAGAATCAAAGAAATTAACGATAGACCAATTACAAGTCTGTTAGAATAAAGTATTAACTTAACCTTGACCAACCCTAGAGGAGTCAAACAAAATGGCACAAGTCGGAAGACCAATTAACAAACTACATCAGGAAGATGTACGCAAAAAAATTCAGGTAAGTCAATTACTAAATGTTTTGCAAAATCATGCACTTGGTGAAACTGAAGAACTAAGTCCTACTCGGATGAAAGCAATTGAAATACTATTGCGTAAATCTATGCCTGATATGGCATCAGTAACTATAAGTGGCGATCAAGACCAACCACTTCAGCACATCGTCACATGGGCGAAGTAATCGAAATCCCTTATGCACCAAGGGAACACCAACTAAAGGTTCACGAGTTACTAGATGGCAATAGGTTTGCTGTCGTAGTGGCTCATAGGCGTTTTGGAAAGACTGTTGCGGCTCTCAATCACCTAATCCGTGAGGCGGTGCTAAACCAACAAGAGACACCTAGATACGCTTACATTGCTCCTACATATGGACAAGCTAAAAGGGTGGCATGGGATTACTTAGTTAAGTACACACAGCCTCTGGGTGGGACTAGCAACATCTCAGAATTAAGGGTTGACTTCTGGGGTAGACGCATCCAGTTATATGGCTCAGACAATCCTGATTCCCTGCGAGGTCAGTTTTTCGATGGGGTAATCATTGACGAGGTAGGCGATCAGAACCCTAAGATATGGACTGATATCGTTCGCCCTGCCCTGACAGACCGCAAAGGTTGGTGTCTATTTATTGGGACTCCAAAGGGACACAACCACTTCAAAGAACTGCGAGACAGGGCTGAGAAAGAGGATGGGTGGGGTTTGCTAGAGTTTAAAGCCTCAGAGACAGGTGTGGTGGATGACACAGAACTGAAGGCGGCTCGCAATGAGATGGGTGAGGATAAGTATCGCCAAGAGTTTGAGTGTAGCTTTGACGCTGCCGTAGAGGGTTCTTACTACGGGCAAATCCTCAACGAGTTAGAAGATAAGAAGCATATGCAAGAGATTCCTTGGGAGGAGCTTAGCAGAACCTTTACAGCTTGGGACTTGGGTATGGGTGACTCTACGTCTATCTGGGTGGCTCAGTTAGTAGGTACAGAGATCAGATTGATCGACTACTACGAGAATCATGGGGTAGGCTTAGACCACTATGTGAAGTGGATTAAGGATAACGATTACTCAAAGGCTGAACACATCTTGCCCCATGACGTTAGGGTTAGAGAGTTAGGCACAGGTAAGAGCAGACTAGAGATGCTTGAGGAAGCTGGCCTAGAGATCAAAATCGCCCCCAGAATGAGCCTAGACGATGGTATTCAGGCTGTAAGGCGTATCTTACCAAGGTGTTGGTTTAATGTGCCAAAGGTACAGACAGGACTGAACTGCCTGAGAAACTACCGCAGAGACTACGATGAGAAGCGTAAGATATTCTATGAAAGACCACTTCACGATTGGTCAAGTCATGGAAGTGACAGTTTCAGATACTTAGCCCTTGGACTTGATGAAGGTCATAGCACTTGGTCTAAGCCGATTAACAAAGCACCGAAATGGATTGTGTAATGTATGTAGAACGCCAAGGGGTTAATTTTGCCCCTAAGATAAAAGAACTTGAAAACCGCATTGAGATGTTGGAAAATGTGATAAAAGAGTTAAAATCGGATAAACCCCGAATGGGTCGCCCTCCAAAGGTAATTGATGAGTCAAAACAAAATGTGCGGGCAAGCTAGTGCAACTATTCAATAAGGTATGGCTATGAACACCATTGACTTGAAGTCAATCATCCAAGCAGAGGTGGACGACTCGATCGGATTTATAGAAAGTGAGACTGTAGAGCAGCGCAAACAAGCACTTGAGGCTTACTAACGTCAACCTTACGGGACAGAAATCGAAGGCAAGTCTCAGATCGTTACAGGTGAGGTAGCCGAAGCAATTGATGGTGCTCTACCTTCTTTAGTTCGCATCTTTACAGGCTCAGATAACATTGTGGTTTTTGAGCCACAAGGCCCTCGTGATGAAGCCTCTGCCAAGCAAGCTACAGACTACTGTAACTGGGTATTTAACAGGGACAACGAAGGCGTAGCCATTCTGCATGATTGGTTTAAAGATGCTTTGCTTCAAAAAAATGGCATAGTTAAAGCATACTGGTCTGACGAGGAAAATATTACCAAAGAGCGTTACTTCAACTTGTCTAACGATGAATTGGCAATGCTTATGTCTGACGACTCAATGGAGATTGTCGAGCAGGACACAGAAGAATTCCCCATCCTAGATCAAATGGGTAATCCTGCGATTGACCAGATGGGTCAGCCAATGATTAACCAAATCCA